CGAGCGGAATGTCGATCGGTGGGAGTTGGACGGGTGTGCCTCGCGCAGCCCGACGGCCGACACCATGCTGGTGATCGCGCGCCAGGCTGGCCGGCCGCCGCGGTTGACACGCGTAGAGCGCGACCTGGTCACGGTGCTGCGCGCCTGGCTGGACATCGATCCGAGCATCGAGCTCGATGTCGTCACCGTGCGCACCCGCGGTGTTCCCTCCTGCAGCATCGAGAATGGCCGGGCGCTCCTCGCGCAACACCAGCGCGAGTTCGCCGAAACGGTCGATCAGGCCGAGGCTAGCTGATGAGCAAGGAACAGAAACCCAGCCTGCTGGGCCGACTGGCCCGGATCGACAATGACCTGGTGCGCGTCCTGCTGCTGGGCCACGTGCTACCGGTGCACTTCCTGTGCCGCCTGCTCGACGCGGCCCTGGCTGACGTCCGGATGCTGCGCGAGCCGGAGCTGTACCAGCACATCGTAGCAATCTACCGGGCAATGCTGCTGGGTGCATTTGTTCCGCCGCGTTAGTTATATAGCAATGTGCGGGTTTCTCCGCAGAATTTAGTTGTGGAAACACCCGCATAAAACCGCCTAAAATTCGCTTCAATTCGATAGTCTGAAAAATTGCCTCTAACGAAATGGCCGGGAAAAACGGCCCTTCGCGGGGCATTCCGCAGTACGGGCGCCACTTACCACTATAGGTCTGGGCCCCCATGACCAAGCCCACTTCGGTGGGCTTTTTCATATCCGCTGCGCTATGAGGCTTGGCGCCTTGCCTGTCCGATGGTCTGGTCAACCGGAGGCGGCGAGGCGCCAACCCTGATAGCGCGCGGCATCTCCTCCATTGCCGGATTTCCGGCCACGCCCCGACGCAGCGATGCGTGCGGGGCGTTTCTTTTGGCCCTGCCGTGAACCTGACCCGCCCTTACCGAGCCAGGCCCGACCCGGAAGCGGAGACGGCCCCCCTGACCATCTACGACGCTCGCAACCCGGCCATGCCGTGGCTGCCAGCCGCTCAAGAGGCCGATGACTACGAGGACATCGAGTATGCAACCACCTGGGCACGCCTTCCGGGGCCGGCCGAGACGATCGGAACGCTCCAGACAGCCGCCGCGCCGCCAGCCGCCCAGCTGGCCCAGGGCGTGGCCGCGCCGCTGGAATCGCCGCTGAGCGCGGCCGCGGTGAAGGCTTCTGGTCGCCGGCGCCGGGTCAAGCGTGCCCACCCTTGGAAGACCTTCTAGCCATGGCAGAACGAAAGGAAATCGACTGGGATCTGATCGAGCGCGATTGGCGCGCCGGCATCAAGTCCAAGCAACAGATGTCCGCCGAGCACGGGGTTTCCCGGCAGGCGATGGACAAGCGGTTCAAAAAGCTGGGCATCGATCGCACCCTGGCCGACAAAATCCGCGACAAGGCTGCATCGATCGTCGAGCGCGCGATCGTCACCGCCGCACCGCTCGACCAGGCGACCGAACGCGAGATCGTCGACGCCAATGCCGCGCTGCAGTCCGAAATCATCCTGTCGCACCGCAAGGACATCCAGCGTACGCGCCGGATGGCGATGAAGCTGATGGACGAGCTCGAGGCGCAGACCGATAACGCCGAGCTGATGGAGCAGCTGCGCGATGCACTGTACGACCCGGAAGACAAGGGCATGCAGAAGCGTCTCGAGGCCTTCGACAAGTTGATGTCGTTGAGCAGCCGCGCTGGCACCATGCGCACCCTGGCCGAGACCATGCGCACGCTGATCGGCATGGAACGCCAAGCCTTCGGACTGGATGACAAGGACGACGACGGCAGCCGCAACGAAGGCGTCGAGGACGTGATTCGCCAGGTAATGGCCCAAGATGGCGAAGGCTAACGACCCACGCATGGCGGCCACCGTGGCGGCCATGCGTAAGGATATCAAGCTGCACTGCGAGACCTGTCTCAAGGTCAAAGCCAAGAGCGGCAAGGTGGTCCCGTTCCGGCTAAACCGCGCACAGCGGTACATTCACCAGCTGATCGAAGAACAGCGCGCCCGCACTGGAATGGTCCGCGCGATCATCCTCAAGGGCCGCCAGCAGGGCGCATCGACCTACATCGGCGCGCGCTTCTACGCGATCAGCAGCATCAATTTCGGCAAGAACGCGTTCATCGTCGCCCACGAGCAGAAGGCGACCGATAACCTGTTCAAGATGGTGAAGCGCTACCACGCGCACAACCCGTTCGCGCCGGCGACGGGCAACACCAATGCGAAAGAGCTGGTTTTCAGTCGCCTCGACGGCGGCTACCAGCTGGCCACCGCCGGCACCAAGGACGTCGGGCGCTCGAACACGGCGCACCTGCTGCACGCATCCGAGTTCGGATTCTGGGACAACGCCGTGCTGCACCTGGCGGGCCTGGGCAACATCATCCCGAACGACGCCGGCACCGAAATGATCTTCGAGTCCACGGCCAACGGCGTGGGCAACACCTTCCACCGCATGTGGCAGGACGCCGAGGCCGGGAAGGGTGAATTCATCGCGATTTTCGTGCCCTGGTTCTGGCAGGACGAATACCGCTCGCCGGTGCCGGAAAGCCTGCCGCTGACGGCCGAGGATCGTAAGTACATGCAGGCCTACGGGCTGGACATGGAACAGATGACGTGGCGATACAACAAGATCGTCACCTACGGCGATGGCATGGCCTGGCTGTTCGACCAGGAATACCCGGCCACGCCCTCCCTGGCGTTCCGCTCGTCGACCGCCGACCCGCTGATCAGCCCGACGCTGGTGATGGCCGCGGTGAACAGCCAGTTCCGCGAAATGACCGGGTCCTTCGTCATCGGCTGCGACCCGGCCGAGTATGGCGACGACCGCACGGCGATCGTCCTGCGCCATGGCCGGACCGTGAAGCGCATCGAGTACCACGAGAAGAAGGGGCCGATGGAGGTGGCCGGCATCCTGGTCCAGTACTACAAGGACCTGCGGCCAGACGCCATCTTCATCGACAAGATCGGCATCGGCAGCGGCATCCTGGACCGCCTGAAGGAGCTGAACGTGCCGGCGATCGGCGTCAATTCTGCCTCCCGTGCAGAGGACCCGGAGCGCTACGCCAACAAGCGGGCGGAAATCTGGTACCGCATGAAGGCCTGGCTCGAGGATGGTCCGAACCGCCTGCCGAACGACGCCGCGCTGATCGCCGACCTGTCGGCGCCGGGCTACAAGACGTCGTCCAATGGCGGCCGCCTGATCGAGTCAAAGGACGACATGAAGAAGCGGCAGATCCGGTCGCCGGACGGCGCCGACGCCCTGGCGATGACCTTCGCCGAGCCCGTGCTGCCGCGCGCCGAGCGTGAACGGCAGGAACAGGAGGCCAGCCAGTCAAACCGCCGCGCCGCGTCGCGGGCAGGGTATTAAGTTTCTCAAAACACAACAAGCTCGCCGCGTGCGGGCTTTTTTTTGGACCGCGCATGACGACGACCCAGGCAGAAGAACAGAAAGCATTCGAACAGGCGGCCGCCGACGGCTTCGCCAGCGAAAGCAACAAGCCGTTTGTCAACCTGAGCGTGCTGGGCACCCACCTGCTGGGTGAATTCAAGCAGGCCGTCCAGGACCGGCAGGAGACCGAAGAGCGCTGGCTCAAGGACCTGCGCCAGTACCGCGGTATCTACGAGCCGGACGTCGAGGCAGCACTGGACAAGAACCGCTCACGCGCGTTCGTGCGCGCCACCCGCGTCAAGGTCAAGACCGTCGATGCCAGGGTCGCCGATCTGCTGTTCCCGGCGAACGCTGACCGAAACTGGACTGCCGAGCCGACGCCGGCGCCGTCCCTCGATCGCGAGACCAAGGGCCAGATTGCGGCCGCGCTGCAGCAGGACCTGGGCCGGCCGGCGAACCAGCTGGAACTAGAAGACGCCGAGCGCAAGTTCGCCCAGTCGCGCGCCGACCGCATGACGCGGGTGATGGACGACCAGCTGGTGGAAGCACGCTACAAGGAAACGGCGCGCCAGGTGCTGCACTCTGGCCACCTGTACGGCACCGGCATCCTCAAGGCGCCGCTGGTCGAGCGCAAGGTGCGCAACAAGTTCGTGCTCGAGCAGGGCAAGTGGGTGATGAAGACGATTTCGTACGTCGTCCCGTTCGTTGCCTATGTCCCTCTCTGGCGTTGGTACCCGGACATGTCAGCGACCACGCTGGCAGAGTGTAACTACAACTGGGAGACCCACACGCTCACGCGCGACGGCCTTGCGCAGCTGGCCAACCGCCGTTCCTTCAACGGCAAGGCCATCCGCGACTTCATCCTGGCCAACCCCGATGGATCAAGCGAGGTCCGCGCCTACGACACCGAAATCCGCTCGATCGGCGACCGCACCACGTCGAAGCAGATCAAGGATGGTAAATACGAAATCCTGGAGCGCTGGGGATGGTTGTCGGGCGAGCTGCTGGAAGGCGCCGGCTTCGAGGTGCCAGAAGACCGCAAGCACGAAACCTTCTTCGCGAACACCTGGATGCTGCCCACCGGCGAGGTGATCAAGTGCGTCCTGCAGCCGATCAACGGCGTGACGTTCCCGTACCACCTGTACTACACCGACAAGGACGAAACCAGCATCTTCGGCGAGGGCTTCGCCTCGATCATGCGCGGCGACCAGGAAACCATCAACGCGGCCACGCGCATGGTCCTCGACCACGCTGCCATCACGGCAGGGCCGCAGCTGGAGGCGAATGTGAACCTGCTCGCGCCGGGCGAACAGACCGACGAGGTGTATCCGTTCAAGGTCTGGAAGCGCAACGGCGAGCAGCCGGGCGTCCCGGCGCTGCGCGTCATCGAGCTGCCGAGCGCGATCGAGCACCTGTTCCCTATCGTGCAGATGTTCCAGAACAACGCCGACGACACCACGGCCATCCCGCGCTACATGCAGGGCCAGAACGTGAACGCCGGCGCCGCCGGCACCGCGTCGGGCATGTCGATGCTGTTGGCGAACGCCTCCATCGTCATGAAGGACCTGCTGACCAGCTACGACGCGGTGACGGAGAGCTTCATCGGCGCGCTGTACAAGTGGAACATGCAGTTCAACCCGGACGACAGCATCAAGGGCGACTACGACATCAAGGCGCGCGGCACCGCATCCCTGATGGCGAAAGAAATCCGCGCCCAGCAGCTGGACCAGTTCGCGGCCACGATCGGCCCGGACGACGCCCCGTACATCAAGCGCGAGGCCCTGCTGCGACAGCGCGCCCAGGCGCACGACCTCACCAGCATCATCAAGACCGAGGACGAAGTCAAGGCAGACCAGAACAGCGAGGCCGCCAAGCAGCAGGCGGAACTGGCCCAGAAGCTGCAGCAGCTGCAACTGCAGCAGGCCGAGGCCAACGTCGCGAAGGTCATGGGCGAGGTGCAGCGCCTGGCCGCCGAAATCGTGCGGATCCACGCCGCAGCGACGAAAACCAACGTCGACTCGGCCTACGCGGCGATGCAGGCCGGCGCCGTCGCCACCGAACGCGCCCACACCGCAGCCGCGGGCGACGCAATTCTGAAATCGTCTGGCTTCAAGGAAGCTACTCCGGCGGAGCCGACGCCGGGCGCCGACAGCGTCCCGCCGGTCGAAGCAGGGCCGGTGCCGCCGATCCAGACCGATGACCGCGATCCGCAGGGTGGCCAGGTCGGCGCCAACGTCGGCGAGATGGCCGGCATCCACACGAACCGGATTGAAGGATGAGCATGCTGACCTTCGACGTGACGCAGCGCCGGCGCGCGATCACGAGCCAGCTGCAGGAGTTCCAGCTACACCGCGCGACCGCCTATACCGAGCGCCTGGTGCGACTGCTGGACCTGGTGATCGAAGACACCTTGTTCGACCTGGCCACGGTCGAACCGGAGCGCCTGCAGTTCAAGCAGGGCGCGATCGCCCAGCTAAAAGCGCTGCGCGAGGCGGTCAATAGCAACGAAGTGACCGCCTCGCCGAAGGCCGTTTAAGCAGCACAGACCCGAAACAAG